CGATGGGATACAGTGTCGCGCCGCTCTTCGTGACGCGGAGCTGGTAGTGATAGTCGTCCCCAGCGCCGTCCGATGGTGACGCGCCGGCAGTATTGGCGGCGTGGATCTCGACGAGTGCCGTCTGGCTCTCGGTGCCTCCGTTGACGATCGAGCCGGTGATGGGACCGACTGAGTCGTCGCCTCGAGCCCCGGCCAATTCGACCGTCGCCGCGGTGAGATCTCCGAATGTGCTGGCCGGCAGAGTGAACGGGATCGCGAGGCCATTGGCGGCCAGATAGTCGCCCCCCTGTACGATCCGGATTGTCCCGCCCTGGGTGACAGGGCTCGTGACGTTGACCGAGGCGGCCCCGATCTTCTGCAGCGCGCCACCGGCCGTGTTGGAGGCATAATCTCCAAGCGGGTTCTGGAGTGGATCCGAACCGCCGCCGCCGCTCGATGGACTGATCAGCGAATCGGTCTCATACGTTCCCGTCGCCAGCAGCAGACCTGTCAGCGTGTCGAAGGCCACCGACGTGCCGCTGCCGTCCGTGAGCTCCACGATGTAATTCCCTGCCGCCAGGTCGGTGAACGTGCAGCGATAAACGCATTTCCGATTCGTCGCCGCCACGACGGCGCTGGCCGTCTGCGAAATGGTGTCGCTGGGCTGATGGTATGCCTTGGCCGTCAAGCCGGTTAGGCCCGACGATGCCGGGATCTCGATGGTTTGCGTTGCAGGCATGCTCTAGGCTCCCGGTTTTTTGCCGCGTTCGGATTTGATCAAGTCGCCGTGAACGACCGTCAGTCTCGTTCGCAGTTCGGTGTTTTGATGCTCGAGCGAAAGGATCCGGCAGTTCAGCGTTTCGATTTCGTCGTTCTTGGCCGCGAGCTGCTGGCTGAGCGCGGCCGTTGCCTGGCGGTGCAGTTCCTTCAACACCTCGACCGCGTTGTCCTCCATCGGTTTCTCAGCCTGCTCTGGTTCCGCGAGCGTAGGTTCCACTGCCATCGTGCTATCCGATCTGAATAATCGAAGCCGAAATGTTGTAAACGACACTGGTGAACGTGCCCGTGGTGCCGATCGTAATTGCCGATCCGGATTTCGTGCGAATGTTGAGCGGGATTCCCATGTACGGCACGGCCCCGCCGGCGTTCGCAATGGTCGGCGAGATCGTCCCCGCCAGATTCGAAAAGTTGATCGTCCCCGTTCGCGCGTTGTTGCCCTCGTCCGTATAGGCGAAGATCACGGTGAAGCTGTGGGTTGTGGCCGTCGTGACCCTGACCTCGGCCGTGACGAGATAGTCCCCATCCGCGGCCGGCGTCGTGAAGGTGGCGACCGAGCCGACAGACGCTACCTGCCCGGTGAGTTGCGCGTTGGCCCGGGTGACCAGAACTCCGGTCGCGCCGGCCGTGTTGACATTGACGACCTTCGCGACTTTCGTTTGCAGGGTGACATCGCCGCTGAACGTCGTCGCGTTGAGCGTCGCCGGAATGTCCCCCGCGCCAAGCGCCGCCCAGGCCGGGGCCGCGCTGCTGGACTGCGTGAGGAATTTATTTGTGGCCGTCGAATTGACCGCGAGCGCCTGAACTGCCGACGCGGCGTTGCCGTATAAGACTCCGTTCGACGCGAGCGTCGCGACGCCGGTGCCGCCCTGGCCCACAGTGACCGCGGCGTTATCGGTCAAGATCGTTGCCGATGCGTTCGGGAGCGTGAACGTCTTTTCTGCCGTGGCCGGGCCGCTGAATTTCGTGAAACCGTTGCCCGTTCCGCCGAACGTCGACGCGATGATCTGCGCGAGCGCTGCCGACCCGTCGAAATTGTTGCCGTAGATCGATCGGGGCGTCGTCAACGTCGCCGCCGAGCCCGTGGTGTTTTGATTGAGCGTCGGAACGTCGCCGGCGGCGATCGTGCCGACAGTGACCGCTCCCCCGACCGTCGCCTGCTTCAGGTATTGACCGGCCCCGCCAGTGGCCGACAGGTCGGCATTCGTGCCGCCGCGAGATAACCCGAGCTGGCCAGACCAGCCGAGCGTCAGTGAGGCGGACACCAGCAACGCAGACGCTGGGGTTCCGCCAAGAGTCAGCGTGACGTTCGTATCGTTGACTCGCGTCAGTGCCGCGCCGTTGCCGATGTCGGCGGCCGTCAGAGTGACCGCGCCGGTTCTGCTGGCGACTGAAGTCACTGGCGCTGTCGGGTAGCTTAATTGCGTCCAGCTCGCCAGCTGCGTCGGGTCGGCTCCGGTAATGACCCAGGTCGTGCTGAGGTCGGTTCGGATCGCCCAGTCGCCCTGCTGGCCCGTCAGTGCGAGCATTGCGGCCTGGCTGGCGACCGATCCCAGGTATGACACGATCGCGATGTCGGGAATTTGCGAGGCCGTCAGTTTTCCGGAGCCGTCGAGCGTTGCAGCCCCGCTCGCGCCACCGGCCGCGAGCAACGCCGCGGATCCGAGGCCGAGGTTCGTCCTGGCGGTCGCTGGGTTTGCCAGGTCGCTGAGGTTGCTTGCCACGGCAGCGAATTCTCCGGCCGCGTGCGTCGCGACAGATCCCAGGCCGGAAATGTCGCCCGTCGCCAGCGTGACAGCGCCCGTCCTGCCGGAGACCGAAATCATCGCCGCCGTCAGTGCGCCGGCCGCGAGAGAGAGGCCGGATCCGACGTCGAGCGCTTCGAGCGCCCCGGCGCTCGCGGTGGAGCGGCCGGCGAGCTTCCCGGTGGGGAAGTTGAGCACGCTTTTATAATTCAGCGCGGTGAGCATGGAGGCGTTCCTCTTTCGGTCACTTCACACGCGGATCAATAAACCGAGTCATACGGGGTGTGGAATTCGCGACACTCGAGGGATCCGACCGTATAACCTTCGCCCTCGATCCAGTGCAGGAGCGCCACAGCACCGGCACGCATCGGCGTGGGGTGGCCCACGGGAACTCCCGCGTTGGCCGTTTCGATCGTGCCGGAATCGGCGTACTGCGTCGTGGCGATGATCAGGACGGCCATGCCGGTGACGAGCGATTGCCCGGTCAGGAGTGGGACCGCAGTTTCCGCCTCGGCGAATTTCCCGACGAACTCGACCAGCCAGACTGCCGGGAATGTTCCGATCGCCCCGGCCTCTCCCGGCTGGTCGCCGATCGAGACAGAGACGTTGCCAGCCCCGATCGTTTCCAGCTTCTCCAGGATGGCCTGCAGCTCGGCCGCCGTCGCGTCCCATTTGATCTTGTCGCTGACTTGCCCTTTGAACCCCAAAGTGAACGTGCCGCCGACGGCGTCGCCGGCGATGTAGATTTTCTGGATGGTCGGATCGTCGACGCGGATCAGGATCGAACAGTCGGCGTGCCCCTCGTTGACCAGATCCTCGAGCAGAATCGCGCGAATGCAGGGACGGCCGACCTGTTGCGGCGGCGAGGTCAGATCGCGGGCTGGCACGCCCGGGCGTTTCTCCCAGTCGAGCACCACCTTCTCGGTGCGCTCGGCCGAGCTCTTCGAAATCATTACGCCCGGATCAGTTGTGGCCATGGGTTACCTCAACACCACCTGGCCGTTGATTGTCGCCCCGTCGCTGATCAGCTTGCCGCCGGTCTGGTCGATCGGGCCTGTGACCGTGGTGCCGGTCCCGAGTTCCGCCTGGCCCTGCCGGAGAATCAGTGGCTTCGCCCCGCCCAGGTTGGCGACCTCGCCGGCCCACAGGGCGCAGCCGAAGTTGCCGTTGATGATCTCCCAGACGTTCGACGCGTGGGATCCTTTCCAGACCACGGCCGGGATCCCCGACTCAGACCCGGAGCCGGTGTCGACCAGCCGGCCGGCGACCTGATCGGGTCCCGTGTCGAACTGGATCTTTCCGGAACCGGTCCCGTCGCCCGTGCCTATTTGGATCTGCTGAGTTCCGGCGGCTCGCAGACCGATTCGCAGGAAGCGCGGGCGGTATTCGTGGTAGCCGCCGGGGTTCTGCCGCGGCAGTCCGACATCGCCGGTGAACCGAGAGTTCATTTCGGCATAGTCGAGACGCACGCCCATTGTGTGCGTGCCGGTGCCGGCGGTCGTGATGTCGATCGGAGAGCCGCCGCTGGAAGCGCTGATCTGGCAGGTGGCGGCGTTGCGATCGACGTTGATCAGGTAATAGTTGGTGGCCGCCGAGATGCCGGCGGGGAGACCCCCGCCGGCATTGCTGAACTGCACGATCTGGTCGTTGACGAATGAGCCGCCGGTGTCGCCGGAGGCTTTTCCGAACGTGATGACGTCGGTGCCGGCGTTGGCCGTGATCGTGCAGAGCTGGGCAATGCCGTATAGGCAGCCGCTGTCCCCGTCCTCGCAATAGAGCGAGTCGCCGGTGTCAGGGACCCGGCCGCGAGACCAGTTGGCGGCAGTGTCGTAATGGTTGGGGCCGGCGCTGAACGTCGTCGTCGAGACGGTGACTGCCTGCGTGCCGAATGTGCCGGTCAGGTTGGCACCGTCGCCGATCAGCAGCGGCTGCAGGGCGTTGGCTTGGGCACCCGACCAGGTGACAGTCCAGGGACCGCCGGCCGAGCCGCTGACAGAAACGGTGTTGACGGTGGGCAGCGCCCGCAGATCGGTCTGCACGGTGGCAGCTGCGGCGTTCCAGGCGATCGGCGTGCATTCCGCCGAGCCGTTGAATGACAGCGCGAACGTGCCGCCGCTGACTCCGGCCTCGAGCGTCACGAGCTGCACTTCGCTCGCGCCGGCGCTGCCGGCAGTGAGTTCGGCGATTGTCCCGCCGCCGCCGGTCAAGCTGGCCGCGTTGGCGGTGAGCTCGGCAATGTTGGTGTTGGCCGGGGCGGTGACCGTGACACTGTAGGGGCTGGCGACCGTTCCCGCTCCGGAGGTCGTGGTGGTGGTGATGGTGGCCGACAGGTCGGCTTCAATGCGGGTCTTGAGCGTCGCGGCAGAGGCGTTGAAGGCGATCGCCGACGTGGTCTGGGCTCCCTCGGTGAGGGTGAACGTTCCCCCGGTCGCAAAGACGGTGATTGTCTGGATTTCGTTCTGGTTGGCATGGCCGGCGGAAACCCGCGTGACTGTCGTTCCGGCGCCTCCGCTGAGTCCTGCGGATCCGACCGACAGCAGATTTGCCGCGGTGTTGGCCAGCGCTCCGTTGAAATGCACTAACAGGACCGTAGGCCCGAAACCGATCGCGGTCTGAAAACTGCACGTGGTCACTGTGACGTTTCCGGCCCCGATGTTACTGAGCGCGGCCAGCGCGTTTTGCACGCGCGTTGACATAACGGGCGATGCACTGTTAGCGGCGATCGGCGCGGTAGTTTTGTTGCCGTATGTCAGGGTGAAAGTTCCGGTGACCGCGGATCCGTTGAAACCCAGATCGACAATTTGGAAATCATCGCTGGTCGATTGGCCCCCCTGCTGCAACGTCGAGACGGTTCCCCCATCAGCCACAGTCGTGGCGTCGAGCACGAGCTGCGACACGTTGGCATTGGCCAGCACGCCGGTGAAATGCACATAGAAGTAACCGCAGTTGCTCCCTTCGGATCCGGCCTGAAACCCATACACGAGCGCATTGCCGGATCCGACCGTCGAGAGCCCCTGAATCGCCGTCTGGATCGTGGCCGGCGTCGAGCCACTCGACAGCGTGGCGGTCGTCTGACCGTTGAACGTGAGCGTGAAATTCCAAGCGCCGTTGATGTTCGACAGGTCAATCAACTGGATCTCGTCGGACGTGCCGTTCCCGTCCTGCGTCGTCGTGATCGAGACGCCGCCGTTGCCGGTGAGATTCGTGCCGTTAATCGTCCCCGCGGCGATCGATTGGGAACCGAGCGTTCCGGTCCACGTCACAAACCAGGGCGAGTTCGGACCTGGGCCGCCGGTCACCAGCACATTCCCCGCCCCCACTCCGGTCAACGCCACGAGCGCCGCCTGCACAGTGGCCGCGGTGGCGTTCCAGGCAATGTTGCCGGTCGTCACGTTCCCCGCGCCGACGTTGTAAGTCAGCGTGAATGTTCCCCCCGAATAGCTCCCCACCAGATTGATCTGGTGCACCTCGTTGATGCCCCCATGCCCGGGCGTGCTCTCAGTGACAATCACCGTCCCGGCCGTCGAGCTCGTCGCCGATGCCGTCACATCGAAGGGGATGCCCGCCGTCGCGGCCACTAGGGCGACGTAATCCATCAGGCCGTCGCCGTTGCTGTCGACCGGGCTCGCCAGGAACTCGGCGAATTCCGGGATCGATGTAGAGGCCAGGGCCGCAGCCAGCCCCCGGCAAACGTCGTCCACCGTCGACGCGGCCGCCGTGTAGCCCACCGACTTGCCGTTGCAGCTCAGCGTGAAGCCGTCGCCGATGACTACGTTGAGCGGAGTGACCCGCGTGATTTGAGCGATGGGAAGTGCGTCGCCGCGCCACGAATTGATAACGGCAGTCATTGAGACCTCACTTCAAAGGCAATTGTGAGAAGGGAAGTGCATCCTGGAAATCGAACGGCAGGAGCACGATGTTCTTCAGTGTCGGATTGGCGATGTGCGCCCCTTGCTTGTCGAGAAACTGCGGCTCCTTCGGTTTATCGGGCGGGATCCCGCACAGGATCTCTTCCCGGATGTATTTGGTTTTCAGGTCGGACGGCTTGATGCCGGACGAACGGAGCAGCTTTTGCAGCTGCCGCTTCGAGAGCGTGTTCTCGTTTGAAATCACCCATCGGATCGGCACGAGTTGAAACCAGCCGCGGTTGGGAATGTAGCGCGTCCAGCCCGACTTGCGGCGGTGCAGCTCGAACGTCATCGGCGCGAAGTCCTTGCCAGCCTGGTTGTCGTCGACGCCGATATTGAAGTGCATCGCCTGCAGCGTGCCGACGTCGCAGTTGATTCCCTTGATTCTCTGGGCGTCGGAATTGATCGCGTTGACGTAGTCCTCGAGGTAGGCGGGATATTTGGTCGAGACGTTGACCTGCACCTTGAACACCAGATCGCTGACCACAACCTCTTGCGCATCGAGCAGGTCTCCGGCCGCATTGACGACGGGGCGGTTTTTGGCGTCGACGAACCGCACCTCCGAACGTTCCACCGTTTCGACGCTGATCTGCGGCGGCCCCTGGAATGGGTTCTCGGCCTTCTGCCCTGATGTCGAGTAGGTCACTCGCAGGTTCCAGACGCAGCTCTGCTCGGCGCGGGTCGGCTCGAACTGCGTGACGATGGCGCGCGGCTGATCGGGATGCTGTGCGCCCCTGGCAATCGACGGCAGCGCCTTCTCGATGGCCAGCGAGCCTTCACTCCACTTGCTCATTTGCAGATCGAAGAAGCGAACGTACTCTTCCCGTTCCAGCTCGAGCCGGGATTCTTCCTGCCGCGTTTCCTCGATCCACAACAGCGACATGATCACCCGAATGAGAACACGGTGATATTTTCCAAGGCCTCCCGCGACTTGCGGAGGTCCACGGCCTCGCGCGTTTGCACGCCGGCCATTTGCTCGAGCGTCCTGGCCGCGCGCTCCGGGGCGTCGTCGTGCGACGCGCGAAGCGACGCGAGCAGTTGATCCGCCCCCTCCTTCGTTCGAACGTCGGCCGATCCGATCCCCTTCGTCTGGGCGTGCGTCGCCAGGTCCGACAGGTGATCGGTGAAAGGGACGTTCGTGCCGGGCATGTTCATCCCCTTGCCTCTCTCGTCGGCGGCCTTCTTGGTCAGAGCGTCGAGCTGCTTTTTCGCATCGTCGATTTCACCGGCTCCGGCCAGCCCTGCTGCCAGCATTTCCCGCCGGCCGTTTGTGCCGAGTTGACCTTTGAGGATTCCGGCCGCGATCCCCACGCCGGCGGCTTTGTTGGTGATCGCCGGCCCCGCTGTCGCCATCCGCACGCCGACGCCGATCCCGAACTTCTCGTCGTCGGTAAGCTGCATCCGGCCCTGCTTGATGCGCTCGGTCGTCTCGAGGGCCGCGATCAGCATCTGCGTTTGCGTCTCTTGCCAGAGCTGCTGGACTTTCATAAAGCCCGACGCCAGCGCCTCGACGATGCCGGCCGCCAGATCAATCGCGACCTCGATCGCTGAGAATTTGAAACCGATCCAGGCTGTTCGCAGGCTGAGCATTAACCTGGCCCATTCGAGCGAGCCCTGCGCCGTCGCGATCTGGAACGCCAGGCCGAAGTTGCCGGAAGCGATTGCGTCGGAGATGCCCTGCCAGGCCTGCCCAAAATGCTCCTTGAGCTCAGTGAACTTGGCAGAGATCCAGTCGACCGCGCCGCCGGCAGCACTCCTGAGAGGAATGAAGTTTGCGGCCAGAGCGGCGACGGCCAGCGCCGCCAGGCCAACCGGACTGAGCAGAGCCCCCACGGCCACGCCGGCAATTGTTCCCGCAGTCGCCAGCCCGGTCCCCATCGCGGCCGCGGCCGAACCGATGCCGATCAGCGACGCGCCGACGGCAAAGGCGGCCGCGGCGACCAGAGTGGCGGTCGTCACGAGCTCCTTATTCTTGCGGATCCAATCGGCGATCGCCGTCGCGATTGGCTGAATGACGTCGGCCACGTCTTTGACGGCCGGGGCCAGCGACGAGACCATCGCCCCTGTGATGCGTCCCACGGACCCGTATAGGCGGTCTAGTGCCAGATCGAAGGCGTGGGCCGCCTCGGCCTGTTCGGTCGTCTTGCGGCCGTTGTCGATCGCCTCCTGCCGCATGCGGGCCATCCACTCCGTGCCGCGGGCGAACAGGGGGATCAGGTCGGCCCCCCCCTTGCCGAGCAGCTGCATGGCGGCCGCTGTCCGAACCGCGGGATCCTTAATGGCCGCGATCCGCTGGCCGATCAGTTCGAACTGTTTGTCGGGCGAGAGGCGGGCCAGATCTGAGACGCTGAGGCCCACGAGCGCCAGAGCCCCGCGGGCTTCCTTCGAACCGCTGGCCGCCTCGAAGAGCAGCTTCTGCATTCGGCCCAGGCCGGTGGTCATCGAATCGACGTCGACGCCGGCGGACTTGGCCGCGTGCTGTAGCTCGCCGATCGCCTCGACGCTGGCACCCGTCTGCTGGCTGACCTTAAGGAGGGCGACCGCTGGCTCGTTGAACCCTTTGAGCTTCTCGAGCAGCGCGGCGATCCCCTCGACGCCGAGCGCGGCCCCGCCCCCCTTGGCCAGCGGCTCGCCGAGCCGGCTGAGTTTTTCGCCGAACTTCTTCAGGAGCCCTTCGCCATATTTGAGTCCCCGCTCGAGGGGCGAGAGCTCGGCGTAAACTTCCTCATACGCCTGGCCCATCCGAATGGCTTTAGAGTTTCCGGCCACGCCTCATCCTTTCATCCGGAACGCAGTACTTTTGTCCCCGCCTCCCTGGCGACCTCGACCGGATCGAGCGGCCGCGCTTTCTTCGGCCGTGCCAGAAACGGATTGAGCTCCCTCGCCCTGACCGTCCTCGAGCCCCGTCTGCGATTGGCCCGCGTGTTGATGAGCGTCGCCAGGATCTGCGACGTTTGGTTCCAGTCCTCCATGAGCCGGCCTGCCGACATCAGGTCGAGTTGCCTTAAGGTTCTCCGAGTGGGATCGACGCCGGCGATTCCGGCGAGCTCCCAGACGTACTGGCGAAGATCTCGTCGATTGCGCCGGCGACGTCGAGCCCGGCGACGGCGCTTGTTAACCGCACCTGTGCCGCGGCGAGCAGCTCTCTCGACTTCCCGACCAGTTCCGCGGTCGTCGGCTCGCCGCAAAGGAGGAAAAAATCGCACCACGCTTTCAGGAATGCTTCCAGCGCGTCGGGAAAGGCCTGGCCGCCCAGGCGTTGCCGCAGGAATTCTTTCGGCTCGAGCGGCGGCTGCAGCGCGGCCGCCTGGTCGGCCACGAGCACCCACAGCACCTGCAGGAAGAGTCGCTTATCTGCCTGCAGCAGCAGATTCAGAGGGACGCCGCCATGATCCTGCTGCGGGTTGTACAGGTCGTATTTCTTATCGAATTCGTCGTCGATCTCGTCGATCGATCCGACGTCGATATTGACCTGCCATTCCTGCCCGGTGCTGTCGGTGAACTTTGCCATGCTAGAGAATCCAAAGTCTGAGACCTGAAACCGTGATCAGCTGCCGCTTGCCGCCGAGCCACTGTCGCCGGCCGGGGCCAGCGCCCGCTCCGCGAACCGCTGCAGCTCGATCGTCTTGACCGAAATGTGCATGTTGTCAGCGACGCCGCCGGCCGCGATGACAGCGAGCAGCTGCTCGAGGTCGACGGTATGCCAGACCTCCTGCTTGTCGTCGTCGCTGATGATCGGGGCCAGTTCGGCGATCGCGGCCTTGAGAAAACTGGTGGCGATCGCGGTGGCGTTCTTGTCCTTTGCCATGATGGGAATCCTCTTTCAAAAATGACCGTTGATGGTGACTGTGAAATCCGAATTGCGAACTTCCTCGGTCGATCAGACCGTGGTGCGGCTGGAGGCCCCGCCGCCTTTGGCCGGCTTGACGGTGACCGAGGCGCCAACGCCGTCCTCGAGCGGCTCGTCTTCGTCGAAGCCGGTCACAATGGTGGAGACGCGCGTGTAAACCGTGCCGGCCGTCGCGATGAGGCCATTCGCGAACGCGAACTCAATGATCGTGCTCCCCGCTTCGTGAGCCGCGCGGATCGCCACATAATCGGTGTCGGTTTCGTCGGTGACCATGCCCCACGAGTATTCGCGGGAGCGCAGCCCCGGGCCGAAGAGCTCCTCGTCGGCCGCCCGCGTTTTGAAGGTCGCCTCGTTGCGCTTCGACGCTTTCTTGACGTCGGTCACGTTGGGGATCAGGCCCCAGACTGGAGAACCGAACGAGCCCGTGTTGCGATAGAGCTTCTGGTCTTTGCCGACATAGCTGAGTTGCGTCGCAGGCATGAAAGTGGCTCCTTACGATTCGCCCGCTCAGGCGGGCTGGCGGGTAATTTCAGGCGGCCCGGGTCACGATGCCGGCGGCCGCATTGTGGAACATGTGCGGAAGGTTCCGCTGCTCGATTTCGAACGCGACGCTCATGTATGGACGTGGTGCGATCTTGACCGTCCGCATCCGGGTTTTCTTTTCCGCCAGGCGGCGGCGGGATCGCAGATCGGCCCTGTACCATTTGCCGGCGAAATTATTGAACGCCTCGAGGATGCGGACTGATCCGCCGTGCTCGAGGACGCTGGGCACGGTGCCAGTGACCGGCAGGCCGTCGCCGTCGAAGAACACCTGGTTCGTTTTCGCCGGCCCGATCACGACCGATCGGCTGCGCGTGTCCCAGTCGAAGTAAATGAACCGCTCGAGGATCCCGGTGTGGGAGTGGGGCGGCTTGCCGGGCTTCGACGGGCCCTTGGCCTTGTAGATGATCTGCTTCGCCCGCCGGCGGACGAACGCGCCGAACCGACCGAGAACCGAAGCGACCGCCGCGCTCACGTGATCGAACACCAGACGCCGCTGGAAGGAGAATTTGCCCGGCCGGAATTTGGCGTGCGGAACGCCCCAGGATTTGTGCGCCATTATCGCGGCCTCCGCATGCGGTGCTTGACCAGACAGGCCTTCGAGAACACCGCCTGGTTCTTCAGAGCGACGTCGCCGAACAGCGCTCCCCGTTCAGTTCCCATCCAGGCGGCCTGCAGGGCCGGGATCCCCTGGCGGACGGCGTTGCGGAGCTCCTGGAAGAAACCGAGCAGGCCGGGGATCTCGCTTTCGTCGACCTCGAGGCCATCGTTTGTTTCGCGAGCCGAGACTTTCTTCATGATGCCGACCAGAACGCTGGTGTTGACCCAGATGAAGCCCCGGCCGGCGTCGGTCTCGTCGGAGTCGCCGGCGATGAGCGACACCTTGACGTCGGCAAGCTCCTTAAGGTCCATTTTTGGAACCGAGATCACCCGGGCGTCAAAGCTCTGGCTGAAGGCCCCTGCCGCTGACAGCGTATTGAGCTGCGCCGCCAGCGCCTCGGCGACTTCGACCTCTTCGGCAGTGATGGGAGCGGCAAGGGGCATGGTTCAGACAACCGCGGCGTTGATTTCCTGGGCGTGCGCCTCGATCCGGGTTTTCTCCGGGTCGAGATAAGCGAAACACTGGGCTCCCAGCGGAGACACGATTTCAAAGCGCTGCGTTCGGGCCGCTCCCGAGACGCTGATCTCGATCAGCACCAGATCGCCCGGTTCCGGTTCGACGCGCCGACCGCCGATCACCAGTGACTCGGCGTCGAAACCGATCGAAGTGCCAGTCCAATCGACCGTCTGGCCGGTTCCCTCCTCGGAACGAAACTGAAGATCATCGAGAGTGACGTCGAGCGGGCAGTCCCCGGGCACCGTCGGCCGGCGATAAATTGCCGGCCGGCTGGCGTTGCCATTGAGTGCCGCGTTGAAATACGGCATCGCGCTCGCAAAGACGTCGGGCACGGGAACTCGCTATGAGAAGAAAAGCCCCGCGCGGCGCTGGCCTCACCGCGCGAGGGTCGAAGGGCAGATCAAATGCCGGTGAGCAGGTGGCCCATCTGGGTATAAAGCACCTGCTCCTGCACGTCGTGGCGAACGCGGACGATGTCCGACCGCTTGGTTTCATCGCGGTAAGTCTCGACCGTGCCGCCGACCTGAGAACCGTCCTTGGCCCAGTGGAAAATGCGGCCCAGGCAGGGCTCCCGGATGTCGTCGGTTTCGGCGACGCGACAGACCATCGCCTTCGTCGAATCCCAGAGCTGGTCGGGCGTGGCGGTCTGGCCTTCCGTCGCCGTGTTCTTGCTCGAGCCGGCGACCAGAATATGGTCCAGATCGAACACTGCCTTGAGCATGTCGATCGTGATGTCGCGGGCCTTGGTCGGCGTGCCGGCCCCGGTGGACGCGATCACGGTCTTGATCTGAGACGACAATCGCAGGTCGCGGAACTTCTTCTTGGTGATCACGAGCGCATTCGGCCAGACGCCGCTGTTCGTGTACACCTTCCGGACGGCGTTCTCGACGTCGGTGATCGGCGTCCCGTTGGTCGCGTCGCTCCAGGCGGTGCCGATGGCCGTGGTGAGCGTCGCTCCGGTCCAGGTCGTCGTGTTGAAGATCTGGGCCGCGACGCGGACTTCCTGTGCCCGCAGCACGGCGTCGAAGGCACGCAGGGTGGAGATGACCTCGGCGTCGAAGTAGCGGGCGTACATCTCGGCCTCGCGATCGTCGACGGGCTCCTCCGTGCCGCGCTCCGTGCAGGAGTAGGTCTTCGGATCGAAGGTGAAGTTGCCGCGGCTGTATCCGCCGCCCGGAGCCCGGTCGACGTTCCGATTCTGCAGCAGCTGATCGAGCGGGATCTGGCCGAAATTTCCGGCCTGGCTTTCCGCCTCGAACACGGGCAGCAGCGACTGCGAAATGAACCCGCGGCGGTCCATTTCCAAGTCGAACTGCATGAAGCAGGCGGCCAGATCGGGCCGCAGCGTGGCGAGAGTACTTGTGGGGGCTGGCATCGTCTATTTCCTTCCTTGAAAATCGAGTGTCCGTGGAGAGTGTGAACGCGTCGAATTCGGCGCGCCTGCGCGCGCCGAAGTGTGCCGGCCGCTCAGGTCCCGATGGCAATCCAGTTGACCTTCTTCGTGAACGTCGTCGCGGCCAGCGGCGTGGGGTCGGTTCCGCCGGTGTTCTTCCAGGTCTTGATGATGATCGAGCCGGCGGCCGGCGAGCCGGCCTGGTCGCCGATCTGTGCCGAGACCAGCATCGGATCGTCGCCGGGGTCCGCTTCGAGAACGGCGACGACCGAGACGACCGTGTTCAGTCCCGTGACGACGGTGTCTGCGGCGCTCACGGTGCTGAACTGCCCGCAGGCGACCTTCTGGTTGCTGTGGCCCAGGGGCATGACCTCGATTACGTCGTTATTCGAGGCGGCGGCCTCCATCGCGATTCCCTCGGGGAAGCCGTTGGGCGTCGCCGAGATCTTGCCGCTGGCGGCCGCATAGACCGGCGCGAAGATCGTGATCGCGCCGCTGGCAACCATTTTCCGGGTTCCCGGTGCCGAGCGGAGCCTGACGGCACGCATGTCGCCGCTGGCAAAGGCGGCTTCGTCGATCGTGCCGATCGCCGAGTCGGCGACGCCGGCCACGTCGATCTTGCCGCCCGCAATTCCCTTGACGCGCAGATACTTCGCGATCGCGCCATTGGCCGGAAAGCTCTTGAAGGGTGTATCGGTATACTGACTCATGGTTTCACTCCGAATGGGATTGATGGTGCTGGGTGGATGCGCCTCGGTTCCGCCTGGGGCTTACTCCCGCTGTTCGGACATCGCCTTGATCTGTTCGATCATCTTGGCGGCGATCCCTTCGAACAGACCCGGAATGCGGGCCTCGAATTCGTTGGCCTGCCGCATCAGGTGATCGGCCTCGTCATTGGCCCGCACACGATCGGCGTCGGACGGCAGTGCATGCAGCCCCACAAGAATGTCGAGCCGTTGGTGCCGCAGATGAACTGCTTGACGCTGACAATCGAGCGCCTCGCAGAACCGGTCCTCGAGCTCGGCATCGATGGCCGCGAGTTGCGGATTGCGAGCAGGCGCCTGGCCGGAGGTCGCCTCGGTCGCCGACAGTGACGCAGTTTCCGTGGCCGGCAGTTCGCCGGCGGCTGGACTGGCCGCCCCCGGATTGGCCGTCTCTGCGTTGGCCGTCTCTGCGTTGGCCGGCGGCCCAGACTGCGCCGCGGGCACGGAGCCCGGGTCGCTCGCATCTGCGGCCGGTGGCGGCGGATCGCCGGCAGGCGGGCCACTGGTCGCTGTGTTCTCGGACATGATTGACTCCGTTACCAAAGTGAATGACCGCGAGTGGGCAATGACGCGAGAGCGTGAACTCAGGAGGCCTTGCGGTTGGCGTTGGCCTCGGTGACAACGGCGGCGTGGAGTTGCGGGTGCTCGCGAGACACTGCGCTGACGGCCTTCGGCCGGCGCATCCCGAGCTTGACCTTCGCCTCGACGAATTCGTTAAACTTCTCGAGCGAGCTGCCGCCCCCCTCCTCGCTGCCGCCTTCCGACTTCCCGTCCTTCAACGGTCGGACGCCGGTCTCGGCGAGACGGGCCTTGTCCTCGGCCGCCTTGATCTTTTCGGCCGCTTCTTTCTGGGCCAGTGCGACCTTGGCATCGGCGTCCTTCTTCGCCTGCTCGATCTGGGCCTGCTGGTGCCCCATCCAGCCCTTGACGGCGGCATCGGCCGTCGCGCCGGCCTTCAGCTGATCGCAGATGAAATCGGGAGTCGCGCCCGGGCAGGCCGCCACAATGTCCTGATAACTTGCCGCTGCCATTTTTTTCCCCTTGTTCAAGGTCTTCATTGAAGCGGCGCGGGCCACGCCCAGCGCCTGGTCAAAACTTCCGACACCGTCCGCCAGACCGCAGTCAACCGCTTCCTGGCCGACCCAGACCTGGCCGGTCGCCAGCTTGCGAATGTCGTCGATCGACATCTCGCGGCCGCGTGCGACGCCCGCCAGGAACTGCTCGTTGAGCGCGTTGATCTCACGCTGGTAATCGGCCAGCTGGTCGGCTGTGACTTCCGTCCCCGGCACGCCGGCCCCTTTGAACTGCCCGGCGCGCACGACATGCACCTTATAGCCTTCCTTCGACGCCGCCATACTTTCGTCGACGACGACCCCGTATGTGCCGATGGAGCCCCCGAGACACGTTTTCTGGAGGATGAGCTGAGAACACTGCGCCCCCACCCAAAAGGCCGCCGAGGCGACCATGTCCTCGCCCAGGCCGATCACCGGTTTCTGGAGCGCCGCGGCCGCCACGTCGTCGGCCAGTTCCGACGTGCCGGCCACCGTCCCCCCTGGGGAGTCGATCACGAGCAGGATGGCCCCGACTTCCGGATCCGCCGCCGCCGCCCGGATGGCCCGCCGAGTTTCGACCGTGCTGGCCGATTGGCCCAGACTGGCCCGCTGTTTCTGCATGCGGCCCCGGAGTTCGATCGTCGCCACGCCCCCCGCGTCGCGAGTGTAGGCGACCGCTGGCGAGTCGCCGCGGCCGGCGGCGACTTCCGGGGCCTTGGACGACAGGTGCAGCGCCACGTCGACGCCACGGATCGTGCGGGCCAGCGACTGGAACTCATTCTCCCGCATGGCCCAGGCCCCCAGCCATTCCTCGAGGTACGGCACCTGCGACATGCCGGGCAGGGGGCTGAATTCAGCAGCGGTGACTTCCATGACAGGCTCGGTCACGATTTTCCTCCCGGGTTGCCTGACGGTGCGGCGGCCTCGTTGGCCTGGGCCTGGGTGGCGAGCTGGATGGCGGCCGTCGCCTTGTCGACCATTGGAATCGAGACGACCTCGCGCCAGTCGACGCGGGCCTCTTTGAATTCGTTGTTGAGCGCCTCGGCCGCGACGATCGCCCGCCGAATCAAGCCGGCGTTGTCCTCGATGATCTCGTCGTGAACCTCGGTCAGGTCCCGCCCATGGGCCGCCTGGATGCGACGCCGGCTGTTCAGACAGCGGCTGGCCTCCATGTCGTCCGCCGTGATGTCGGTGAGCGGCTCGACGTAGGCGAACTGCGGCGGGTTCCAACGGTGATCGAAAATGCGCGGGCCGAGTTTCTCCGCGGCCGCCTGCAGAGCGGAGTCCCGCGCGATCAGCCGGCGCAGCCACCATTGATAAACGGGCCGGTGGAACTTCGAGACCATCCAGGCCTGGATCTGACGGAAGCGAATCCGGGCCTGGTCGATCGCCCCGCGCCATCCGCTGAAATTTGTCCGACTCGGGTCTAGCAACAGCACGTGAACCGGCAGATCCAGATTGATCGCGATGAACGTGAGCAGCAGCATCGTGTGGGGGAAGAATTCGGGCGACGGGATGCTGGGCGAGAAGGCCTCGAGCTTCTCATCGACCTCCGAAAAGAACTCCAGCCCGGCAGAATAGCCGGCGATCGATCGACTGCCGGTGGGACTGTCCTCGACGACGATGCCGTTGGTGTCGACCTTCTTCGTCGGCTCCCAGTGCTCGCCGCGGTTGTGCATGATCGCCACGAGCGCCGCGGCCTGCGCCTTGACCAGCGTCGCGAACTGCACGTCGTCGTGTTGGCCGACCGTATCCGAGCAGGGAGCCAGAAACGTGATGCCGCGACGCTGGCTGAAACGCGTGGGCATGTACAGGTGCAGCACCTGGCGGCGGCCCTCCGAGTCGCGGGCGTCGATCGGTTCGATGTCGCCGACCCTGCTGACCGCCTGCATGGGGCTCAGGTTCTCTTTCGTGAACCAGTACTGCTTGCGCTTCGCGTTGTCGTCGAGCAGCACGCCATTAACGACGTTGCGGGTCGTCCTGGACGGAGTGCGGCAACGGTGGGCCTCGCGCCATTGCAGCCGGTTCGTGTTGAGCGGCAGGCAGAACGTGTCACCGTCCGTGACCACCGACGAGAGGGCCAGCCCTTCCATTTCGGCGAACGTCAATTCCCCCTCGTGATCGCATTCGTCGGGCTCCGTCGACCAGCCGCGCCAGTTGTCGCGGATCCGGGCGTCGACCTCTTTGTCGCCAGTCTGCGGGTCATGGCGGAAGCCGTCCTGCACGATGTTCGCGACTAGCCGGCGGATCCCCTGGCCGACAACCTGGTCGTTCCGCTGGTAGTGCCGAGCCCGCTCGAGCATGTGGAGCCAGCGCGCCTCGAAGCGATAGTGATAATCGGCACCCGAGCCCATCGGCTGCACGCCGGTGAGCCGGGGCACGAATCGCGACTCGTGCGCCATCCGGAAATCGGCCCGCAGTTGGTCGTATACCTCGGCCAGTGATGGTCGCGTTCGCGGCATTAGCAGCGGATATCCGAGACGTCGATGTAACGGTCCACCTGGCCGCCGCCGTTCGCGGCCAGCCAGCGGCTCGCCCGGAGCCGCTCTTCGCGGATCGACATCGCGTCGAATGCGATCGACCGTCCGCCCGCCTGCGTCATTTGGGTGGGGCGACGGCGAAGGAGGATCCGGCAGGCGGTGATGAACGCGGCCGCCTTGGCCGCGTTGCCATCTTCCTCATACGACGAGTTGTCGTCGTATGCCTGCCAGACCTGGGCGTCAGTGCTCGCGGCGTTCAGTGTGGACATGCGGCCGGATAATCTCACAGGTTCGGTCGACTGCAAGAAATTTCCGAGTTGGTACGCGTGGTATCTTTGGTATCGTTGGTATATTTCGCGCCGGCACACCGAATGCTTCTGCAGGTGACTGGTCATGACCAGTCGCTGATCGGTCATGACTGATCGACCGCCGCGGCCGCGGCCTCGATGGCGTCGGCCATCGACTCGAGCAGGTATCGCAGCGCGTCGGCATTCGACCAGACTTGCCGTCCGTCTGGCCGCTTCGCCTCGGAAGCCCTGAGCGCGTTCCGATAGCGGGCGAACACGGCGGCTCCCCGCGGGCCGACCTGGACGTTCAGGTGAGCGCCGGTGTCCCCGTCGAGAGTCATTTCGCCGCCGGCGATGAGCTCGGTCTGGAAGCCGGGGCGCTCGGGTGCCCCCAGCGTCAGTGAAAGTGTGATCTCGGCCGGCGCTGTCGCCGCCTGGGGGGCCGCCTTGCCATTTCCGGTTTTTCCGGCGTTCTTCGTGCCTGCCATGTTTCCTGCTCCTGAATTTGGCGCGCCTGCGCGCGCAGAAAGTGGTTAACGATCCGTGACAAAGAATGAGCCGTGCCCAGGGGGCGGAACGAGATTGACCGCGGGCCTCTGCACCGAGAGCGGCCGCGGAGCCCGATCGGGGATCCCCAGGATATTCGCTCCGCACATCGACGCCGCCACGCCATTGCCGACGATGCAGTCCCACCAGTGGTTATCAGGCTGCTGGGGCCGCGGTGGCGTCCACTCCCGCACCGAGCGGCCGCCGAAGGGAATGTCGTTGAATTTCTCGCTCGTCCAGTGCAACGCCAGCAGGGAGTGCCGCTGAGGGTCGTCGCCGAACAGCGACAGGCCGCTCCCGGATCCGGGCGCTACCAGCAGTCGCGAGAGGATGGTGGATTTCCAGAAATTCGCATCGAACACGACGTGCCTGACCTCGCCGCGGCGTTCGACCGCCGGCATTCGCCAGTTCGTGCCGATCAGATCGCGCTCTTTCTTTCCTCGAGCGACGAACGGCGTGCTTTTGGCCCCGACATACATCCCGTGGCTGGGGGCCAGTATCTGTTTGAAGGCCGACTGCCCGATGAAGCGATACACTGTGTCGCGCGACAGGCCCCAATTCGCGTCGATCAAACAACGGTCGATCCGGAGCGGGGCCCCGTCCTGGCGGATCCAGTCGCGAACGAGCAGCTGGGCCGTCAGATTTTGAAGGGCCAGAAATAGCATTTCCTCGAGCCCCAGGCCCTCGAAGCCCGGCTCCTGCCGGAGTGGCCGCGGCAGATCGCCATAGAAAAACAGCGAACGCTCCTGGTCGGGGAAGGTGCCGTAGTCGAGCACCCAGCCCGTGAACCGCTGATCCCAGCCGCAGACCAGCCAATAAAACGCGTCAATCTGGAGGTCGATGAAGCAGGTGACGTATTGAGCGCTCGCGGGCGCGAGGCCGCGATCGAAGCCGTTGATCCGCTCGATGACCTGCGTCTCCTCGAGCTGCGATTGGCTCCCCAGTTCGGGCCGCGGATCGTTCTGGTATTCGGCAAAGAAACTCTCCGGGTTGTCGATCCATTTGTTCATCGCATTCTGAATCGCGGAGACGCATCCCTCGAGGCGGTGCTTCCAGCTGACCTCGGCCCCTTCGTCGAGCTCTGCCTGGTGCGCGCGATAATAGGCGTCGCCGGCGGCCCCCCGATCGCCGGCCTGCATGCCCGCGTGCCTGACCTCTCGATACTCCTTCCATCCCTTTTTATTGGTCGGCCAGGACTTGAGCATTTTGGTTCGGATGCCGTCCCACTCCGGTTTTTTGGAATGGTCGAGAAACTGATCGGCGAGGTCGCTGGGATAGATCACCGTGCAGGGCATGACGCATGCCATCCGGCGATCGGGGCCAGCCAGACCGAGGACGTCGCCCTCGATCAGTTTGACGCGCTCTTTCGTCGTGTTCGGATTCTTCGCCGACTCCCGCGTTTGCGGGTCGTCGGGAATCGCGAAGTCGGGGCGGCGTGTGATGATTCGCCGGCGGCCGTTCGGTTCGACAACGGTCACGTCGAACTTCTGCCCGCGGATCTGCCCGGTGATTCCGCAGGTGCTGACAATGCCGCCGGCCGATTCGGCTCCGGGAATATTCGGCAGCACGAGTGTGCCGCCCTCCCATCGAAGAAATATTCGCTTCCCCTCGTAGAGCAGTCGCCGCTGAGCGATTCCCTCGAGGCGGCGGACAGGGTAGCACATCTCCGGGAAGGCCCTGAACAGCCGATCGTTGTCCTCAATCTGCCGCTTGATCGTCGCGAGACGCTGAATGGCGTGGTCATCGTCGGGGCCGACAATGCACACGAAGCCCCGGTGACCGTAGGCGAGCGCCCAGATTGCAGCGCATTCGGCGATCGTCGTTTTGCCGTAGCCCCGCGGCATGCCGACCGCGACGCAACCGCCATTGAGGATCACGTGCTGCAGCACGTCGAGCAGAACCAAGTGCTCATTAGACCACGGAAGCGGGAACTGGTCCGGAAAAAATGCCTTCAGGAACAATCGCAGATTGTGCCGGCAGCGCTCCCGCAGGCGCGGCAACCGGCAGGCCGGGATAGTGCCGATCTCCCGAACGCTCTGCGCCTTCTCACGCTGGACGGCCCCCGATCGATCGCGGTGTGCCTCGTAGCCGTCGCCGGATCCGGCCGGCGCGTGCCGCCGGTCGAACAGCCACGCCACATAGCGGAAGAAATCGACCGTGCGACCGTCGCCGATCCGCCAGCCGGCGCTCTGCCGATGGCGATGGAGAGTCCGCGGCACGATCACCGGGCCGATGTCTGTCGAATTGAGCAACGCCACCACGTCGGACGGCCTCAGCTTTCGCGGATCGATTGACGCCTTCATGCCCGAGTCCCGGTCGCCAGCAGCGACCGCTTGTGGAGCGTGCCGCCGCCTGGAACTATTCCTTCCCCTCTCGCACCAGCCACGCCGCAAAGACGAACAGGTCGATGCGTCCCCTGGCGGCGACTGGCGCGCCCTGGGCTAGATCGGCCGCGATTGCATCCTCGGTGATGTGTTTCCCGCCCGCCTGAACCAGTAGCCTCGACAGGTCCGCCACGGTGAGCGAACGGAGCGAGGGCTGGCTCGGCTGCTTTGGGGCGCTGGCCGCGTCCCGGACATTTTTGTTTTTCGGCGCGGCCCCGGTGGGCTTGGCCGACCGCCGTTTCAGAGACGACCGCTCTTGTCGAGTTCCGCCTTTTTGCCCGACAGGTTTTCCCACCTTGCGACGATTACGTCGCAGTATGGCGGGTCGAGTTCCATCAGCAGTGCGCGCCGGTCGCTTTGCTCGGCGGCGGCCATTGTGCTGCCGGATCCCCCGAACAGATCGAGCACGTTTTCCCCTGGCCGGCTGCTGAACCGCATCGCCCTGGCCGCGAGCTCGACTGGCTTCTCCGTCAAGTGCACCATCTTCTGGCTGCTGACCTTCTTGACCGACCAGACGTCTGACGCCTCGTTTTCGCCGAATAGCTGCACCCCGCTTTCAGAGACTCGCACCGTGGGCAGCTCGGAGTTCCCAGGGGGCGTCACGTCGATTCGCGATCCATCTTTCGACTCGAGCCGAAGGCCGCGGCCGATCGCCGCGCTCTGAGCGCCGCTGCGGGCCGGGCAGAACTGCCACACGTCGGGCAGATTGCGAGCGCCGAAGAATCTGTGTGCCGCGCCCTCCTTCCATCCGTAAAAACACCACTCGTGGTTTCCCATAAAATCCTTGCGGGTCATCACGGGGTGCTCTTTGATCCAGATAATCCCCTGGGCGAAAAACAACTCGGCATCTTTGAGCGCCGCCGGATAGTTCGCGATGTTGGCGTATCCGCCCCAGATGTAGAAACTGCCGCCCGGCATTAGCACGCGCGACGCGTTGCAGAACCAGGCCCGCAACATCGCCTCGAATTCCGCCGGCGGCAGGAAATCATTCGCGAGCGGCCGATCTTTCGCTCGCATTTGCTTTGATGTCGCCTTCTTCTCGGGATGCCGCGCCAGATCAAGCGACTGATGGTGCGTTTTCTTCCCGGCCGCCCTTAGCGCGTTGTTCGACCGCGGCTCGACGCAGACGTTGTATGGCGGGTCCATGTTCACCAAGTGCACCGGGCCGCGGCCAACGAGCCGCTTGACGTGCGCCTCGTCTGCGCTGCTGCCGCAGAGAAGCCGGTGCCGGCCGAGTTTCCAGAGGTCGCCCAGCCGGGTCGTCGCCTTCGCCGGCGGCGACGGAACGTCATCCTCGAGTAATTGGCTCCTGGCAACATCCAGAATGCCAGCAAGCTCACGCGTGCCGAATCCCAGCAACGCGAGATCCAGCCCGCTCTCCTGCATCTGCCCCAGTTCGACGGAGAGGGTCGGCAGGTCCCACTCGGCGATCTCCCCCAGGCGATTGTCCGCGACGCGATAGGCGCGGACGCGGGCCGGCGATAGGTCCCCTGCAAAATGCACCGGGACTTTCTCGAAGCCCAGCGACTTCGCAGCCAGCCAGCAGACGCGGCCGGCGATGATAATTCCCTTCGCATCGACGACGATCGGTTTGCGGAAACCGAACTCGCGAAGCGACGCCGCCACTGGCTCAATTGCCCTGTCGGAGACGCGCAGGTTCGCCTTGTA